TTAGCAAGTTCTTCTGCAAACGGATTATCTGAATACATAGCTTTGGTGCAGTTAATAAAACGTACTGCCATCGCCAGATCATAATCTGTACCTGTATTATGCGACTTGAAATACTTAATTGCTTCACTATAGGATATAAAAGCTACTTTGCCTGTGCCTTTAAACTCTGCAAGAGCTTTGTTTAACCTTGCTCTGGATATACCAGTCTTGTTGTACGGATCATAGATAAATCTCAGTATCTCCTTAAGTCCAGGCACATTCTCATTCTTTTTAAGTAAGTACTGTTTGTCATTGTAGCTTGGCGTCCTCTTAATTAGACTAATGACTTTAGCAGCCTCATTCATTAAAATACCCCCTCATTCTTTTTTTGACACTATTCTTAAATGTATTTATAATATGATTGACATACGGCTGAGAGACTCCTACGGCGGCAGCTATCTCCTTATTTGAGATATTGTACTCAGCATCGCACCACGCTTTAATAATTGCTTTGTGCTTTGGGTTTGTCAATCTATCATACGATATTTGTATAGCTCTATTTAGATTGCAATAAAGCTCCTTCTGTAGTAGCTCTTGCTCTATATCTACAGTATTAGTTGAAAGCAACTCTAAATATTCATAATTAGTTCCATCTTCTTGGTAGGCTATGTTGTTATATGATGCAACTTCTAACTGGCGTTTTCTTTTTAGAGTCCTTATGTACGACCCTAAAGCATTATAAATACAGCACGTAGCGTACGTTGAGAACTTATAGCCCTTGGATTCATCATACGTCATAGCGGCGTTCCATAAGGCCTCGTAACCTATACTCTGCGCTTCAGGGTCATGCATAATATTAAGACGTTTAAGTTGCGCAAATATTAAACCCGCATTGTCCTCTATTATCTTATCCATAGTCTTCTCCTTCGTACTGTATTTCTTTACCGCAATATGCACAGTACTTAGGTAGCGAGCCTGTGTGGCCACATTGACAATATAAAGCTTTTTCAATAAGGTCTGCAACGTCCTTCACAGATCTACAGACTCCTCCCACTGCACCAGCTGCAATCATCTCTTTAATGAATATCTCTTGGTGCGGCGTCGCTGTACCTGTGTCATCTTTTAACTCGGCAACCACGAAACGGCCTCTTGCACATATGAATAAGTCGGAATATCCTTTATGATACCTGTCGTAGACACGTATAACTTTTATACCGTCACGTTGTTGCGGCTTTAACCAGTTCATAACCTTGGCTAACAGCGTAGCTTCATCTTTGTATGCCTTGTCTGATGGTTGATTACCCATTGGCATACCTCCAAGTATATCCGCCAGGAGCTTCATCAAGTACGTAACTTTGCATCTGTTATCACCTCTGGTTTCAAATGGTTAAGCACTGCATAACTTCCAGTACTCTTGCCCTGCAACACATCCCTGTACAAGATACTATCAATCGTGTTCTTTGCAATCATAATGTAGTAATCACAATGGTGTGGCTGAATTGACCTATCGGCATATATTCTATCATATGATTGTTTGAATAACTCATAAGACCAGTTTAGGCTGAAGTATATTGCTATGTGACAGTTGGTAAGCGTTAAGCCTTTATCGGCTGATGCAGGGTTAGCAATCAGGTACTGTATCTCCCCGGCCTTGAATTTTCTAATTGCTTCATTCTTTTCAGCAACGGTAGTTCCTCCATAAATGCAGGCACATCTGCTGCCAAAAATGCTTTGAATAATCTCAAACTCTTTTCTGTAGTTAGCCCAGATAAGAACTTGTTCTCCTCTTATACCATCTTGCTGAAGTAAGTCTTCGAGTGCTTTAAACCTCCAATTATCCAATAGGTACCATTCGGCCAATTCAGTACCATAAAATTTATTCTCCTTAGCAGCTTGAGTATCTAGTATAAAACCAGAAGTAACCTGGTTTAGCTTGTTAAGCTTTGCTGCAGCACTTGGCGCTGTGATACGAATATCATTACCAAGTTCAACATACAGTTCATTCTTCAATTTCCTGTAGTGCTTCATCAGCTCCTCAGGCATTTCATATTCGACTTCATGGAACGTACGACCAGGTGTATTCAGCACATCATCCTTATCAATGAACAAGGAGTATTGCTTTAATCTGTCGTACAACTCATCTCTCTTGTCTGGCCGCAGCGCGAGCTTTTCATACTGAGGCTCATATGATAGGTTTATGAAATATCTCTCTTTGAACTGGGAGTAACTTGGCTGCCAGCCATAGTAATCTATGCATCGCATCTGCATATAATATTCCCATTCGCCGTTTGGCGCTGGTGTGCCAGATAATAAATAGAATCTATTCACTGTTTGTGCAAATTCAACCATTGCTTTGCTTACTTTTGATCTTGGGCTCTTAAGATCTGAGCTCTCATCTACAAACACACCATGAAAGCCCATTTTATCGAAGTACTCCTTGTAGCTTATAAACGATTCAGTATTAGTAACGTATATATTAGCTTGCTGTTGCATTGCCTTTATACGCTCAGCCTTTGTTTGGGCATGGCAGTTAACAATTTTTATTTCAGGAAAGAACTTCTCAGCATCCTCAAGCCAAGCATTGTAGATAAGTATCAACGGGCACACAACCAACCACTTATGTGAGGGGTTAGCTACAATATCATCCTTTATTATAGTTAGCGCAAGCGGTGTCTTACCAGTTCTTGTGTCATAGAAAAATGCAAACCTATCATAATATTCTGCTAATTCACGGCCAAGTTGCTGGTGTGGTCTTAGTGTTAATCTATCTGACACAACACATGAGCGTCTTGGACCATTAGCCAATAAGTCTGATACATTATCGCGTAACCGCATCTCCTTATAAAAGTAATTTTGTACGGCAAGCGGCGCTGTGTCTATATTATTCTCGTCAATATTACGAAGTAACTTTAGTATTTCAGGTGTATTGTGTATAGACATCCTATAATTTGTTCTTATACGATTTACATGAACAGGATAAATTGAAGCGAGCTTTGTTTGTGTGTCAATATCATTACAGTCACATCTAACTTCTATGTAGTTATTTGTAAATATAATCTTGTTAGCCAACACGCAACGCCCCCTATAATAATATGCTGAGAAAGCGAGAGCCGCTCCTAATAATCATTGTGTGGGCAGGGATTTGCACCCTGCATGAGGAGTTCAGTTCCTTTTTTCATGTGCGGGACTCCTCTAGTGTACGAACTCTAGCGTCTACCTATTCCGCCACCACACAATTAACATGCAACGCCCTTTATAATAATATTGCCGATGTACCGAAAGCGAGAAAAGTACACCGGCTTTATAATCAACCACGGGCCGTCATACATATAAGTCTGACTAGCCTGTGGATAGATTTCTACTGGGTTTAACCTCTTACCCAGCTCACTTCACCAAGAATAATCTTATGTGAAGCTTCCTGCTAGACATAAAGCTACTGCTTCTAATACACGTAGTAGCTTGTGCCAGTACCTTGACAGGGCTGCATCGGTACTGGATTCTTCCTATTATATACATAACGTACCTGTTAGAATATGCTAAGTGAGTTGGACAGTAGATAAACTACTGGGAGGTCCAACTCAGGTTACCAATCATCGCCGACTATCTAAAGCCCATAATTGTTGGGTTACCAGAAATAAGGGGGAGGGTCAATGGTAACCTATGGGCTTTAGACAATTGGCGATGATGCCAATTGTCTTGTGAGGTGATCTAGATTTCGTTAGCGGACTCTTCATCCATAATGCCCGCAACATTTGGCGTTTCGGGAGCTTTAGCAACAGCAGAAGCTCTTTTTGCTTTTTCAGCAAGTGCTGCATCGACTCTAGCCTGGTTTGCTGCAATAGTTTCCTCAGAGGCGCCCCGCTGCTTAGCCTTGTAAAGAACTGACTTTGCGTTGATAATTTCTCTCTTCAACTGCTCGTCGGTCATCTCTTCAAGAGTCAAACCAGCAAGCTGACCTCTCGGCTTCTTAACAGGAGCCGGCATCTCGATCTCTGCTGTGAATACGTCACCAGCAGACAAGCCCTCCGGAACTGTGAGTTCCACTGTAAATGTTTTACCCATGGTAATCCTTCCTTTCGATTAGTAAATTTATTTTGTATCTTTAATAATATTATACTCTTTATTTCATTAAAAGTAAACCCCCTATTCTTACGAGTTTTCTTCAGGAGTTAACGCATAGAACAAGATGCTACCCGTGATGCGGAGTAATTGGCTTTATTTTACTTTCTTACAATCTCAACATTCTTAACATTCTCAACTTTCTAAGCGTTATTTTTCATATATGTATAAAAACTTTTAAAGATTTTTATTTTCAAAATTGAAAAAATGATTTTTATGTCAAAAAGTTAAGAACGTTAAGAATGTTTAGAAATTGGGATATTTAGATAATTTATTTTCTTTCTTATATATATATTCATTATTTTTGGTAACCTTCGCCGGACAGTATTAGCTCTAATCGCTCACGCGTGGTCCGCGTATAATTAGTAGAGTAGATCCCAGCGTCCCAGCGTTTCTTTGCACCAGTCTCACCCATGTTGTAGACCATCAAAGCCTTATCTATATCCTCATATTTATGTAGGTATAACGACAGCATAAACACACCTGCATGTATATTTTGTTCTTCATCTAAGAAGTCTGTTATTTCAAGTTTATCAGACAACCATTTGTGGTTAATCTTGTTAATCTGCATGAGACCATAGTCATTTGTCTTACTAATTAAAGTTGGCACAAATTCACTTTCACGCCACATAACAGCAAGGACTAACGGGTAGTGCTCTTCAATCTCATAATCTACACATAAGTTGTATGTGTAGCGCTGCAGCGCATCATCTAATGGTACATTGTAGATCTCAGGACCTTCTTCCTCTTGTTCAGCCGGTTCTTCTACTAGCATAACAGGCTCTTGCTCAATAACTTCTATTATTGGTTCCGGCGTCGCCGCGATACTACATTCCGCCACTGCAGGCTCATTCTTTGGGTTAATATGTAACAGAACGGTTAATGATACGATCACCAACACCAGAACCCCTATCTTGACTTTAGACATTTCAATTCCTCCTTTTTCTTCTATTCTATCATTAAAAAATGCGGTAGTACATAGGTTCGTGAAAAACCATAAGTAGCTCCTTAATATATAATACAGAAGCTTCTGTGGACTTGTAATAAGTTTTATACAAGTTCGTAATGATGTTTTAAGGTGTTTATATGCCTTAATATCACGAACCTGTTACGTGTATTATACGAAATATAATGCCCGGGTAATCTCCGGGCATTATGCTAAATCTTCTTGGTATAATTCAAACATATCCAACCAGCACCGCTTTTAAGTTTGCCCCATCTGCCTTGAGTATCTACAATGGTATATGTTCCCTTATCTGTAATAGCACCCTGTATTTTATAGTTAGTGCCTGGGCCACTTCGTATATTCAACGCATCAGCTGTAACCTTTATTAGAAATGGGGTAGGGGTCTGGGCTCCCAGTCTTTTGTTCACCTCTGCAGCGATGTAAGGAAACTTGCTGCCCAAATATGGTCCAGGGCACACGGTATTAGCGAACATATCATGCCTTGTTAAGTTACCGCTTTTGTCGCCTGTGTATACAAGTTTATCTATACCATTACGTTTGCAAATATCTACACATAAGTCTATCGTTCGTGCTAGGACTTTATCACTAACAGGCCAATCACCACCTACGGCACTATTAGCAACTTCTATAGTGACTGCTTCGTCATCATTGGCAGCATTAGAACTAGTCCACGCACGGTTCTTCTCTTCTACATACATAGCGATCCTGCCATCAACACCAACGGCGTAATTCGAACTTGCTTTGCGCTCCGGCTTTGCAAATATCTCGCCGCATGTTTCTACAGATAATGGGCCAGCCATATGATGTATTGTAATCTTCTTAATCTTTTTCCTTCTTGGGTTAGTACTGTTAGGTGAGATCTTTATATATTGTACCAATGGGCTGTTACTTATTTTTAATCACCTCCACCGTTCAAGTATTTCTTTTAGTTTGTCGTAACCAAACATTGCTGCATATGCAACCATAAAGCCTACTACCACAGCAGCGACGATGAAATACCATGTAACTGCTATCTGTGAAATTTGGCAGTATGCAAAGAATGCAACTAGCGTTAGCACTAAAGAAACTATAACTGCTAGCAATGATGTAGGAATCTTATCCCACGTTACTTTCTTTATCACCTCAGTGGTAATATTTGTTAGAGCTACTAACAGACCAATTATTGTTAGTAAAGTTGTTATTTCCATTATCCCTTCGCCTCCTCATCATCATCATCATCATTATCGTCTACGTATTCGCTCATTTTCTTTCTGACTACTTTTTCAAATAGACCTAAACTTTTGATACCAGCATCTCTTAAGTTTTCAATTATAGATAATGCATCTCTCAAAAACATCAATGTAAATACAACCTGTGTAAACCAAATAGCAACTTGGTCTACTATTGTTAGCCGATATGCAAAACCACATATAATGAGCATAACACCGAAGACAATTAGTTTATCAATTGTACCCTTAAAAAACAATTGGCTACTTATCTTATATGAAGCGATAGACTTTCTCCAACCACCAGCCTGCTTTTTAATGGCATATAGCTTAGTAATTAGATCTAGTGCCATCATACCTAGTACAGCTAATGTACCATATAGGTATTGTTCTTCTGGAAAAAAGAAACGGTACAAAAATGCTCCGATAGCCGACAACGCGACTAGTATATGATTTTCAAATAACTTAGAGATGTAAGAGCTTATACCATTGAAATCCATCGACACCCCCTCCTCAATTATTTATTCTTCCCCTGTTCTATCTACAAGAGTAATATACTCTTCATAAGGGTTGCTAGTAACGGTTATTTCATTTGAGTGCCCGTAGACGGATATCAAACACTCGCCGTCATACATTGGTACGAAGTCAAATTCTGTGTCATATGTTATAAACTCTGTAGCAAAGTAGTCCTTCCTTACAATAACTCTGTAGCACTCGTAATCTCCATCTATGCTGAGATGTATTGTAGTTCCTGTGTCAGTTATAGTGACTTCTGGTATATCATGATATGGAACCTGTCTGTTTATTGGTATGGCCATAAAACTAGTTTCAGCATATTTTGGTGTATAAAAACCATAAGCGCCAAGGCGCGGAAATGATTTAACACCAAAGTCTTTAACTGCATGATGCGTTATGCGTCTAGGCTCTGACTTAAAAACTAAATCAGTAAAGTCTCCAAGGTACGGTTCAGCACTTTTATTACCGAGCCGTTGTGATTCTTGATAGTACTTTATAAAGGTATTGTTTGGTTCATGGCCACAGAACGTTTTACCACCATCATTGTACGTCATTGATATTTCAAACGTCAGTTCCACTGGCCTCTACCTCCTTGATAGGAAAGCTTTTTACATCATGTCTTTTTTTGCACTTAATACAAGCTATGTAGTCCCTAGTAGTTTCAAAATAAAACTTTTGACCACATGTGCACTGCAAGGTACCATGTATCATTATAGGTTCTGTTTGTGGTTCTTCATATAATGACCAATCCAGCTGAAATCCACATTCACTACAAAATTTTTGTTCATAATACACTACGGAAGCGCAATTAGTACAGGATAAACTTTTAGCCATTTTTATACCCCCTCTCCAAATTGAATAGCGAATGACACATCTATGACATACTGGTCGGTCTTATGCACTCCATCCACAGTATAGTCCGCAGTAATCACATCATCCAAAGCAGGTGGTGTGTCGAAAGTTATCTGGGTAAATGGTAAATTCATGTATGTGGTGATGTATGGTGAGCCATCATGTGCCACTGCCATAACAGTGCCATCAGGTGTGAGTGCTACTCCATTAGCGTTGCCTGTCGGTAAGGATGCAGGGTTAGGTCTCTTGACCCATTCCCCGTCAATCCAATCATATGTGGTGACATATGGTGAGCCATAATGTACAACTGCCATAACAGTGCCATCGGGTGTGAGTGCTACTCCGGAACCAATGCCCGCTGGCAAGGATGCAGGGTCAGGTCTCTTGACCCATGCCTCTCCATCCCATTCATACGTGGTGATGTATGGTGAGTTAGCATGTGCCACTGCCATAACAGTGCCATCAGGTGTCAGGGCTACGCCGTAACCATTGCCCGTTGGTAAAGATGCAGGATTGGCAATTCTGGAATTACTTTCTTGGTACTTTATATTTGTAACATAATCTGAGACAGCCTCACCATTCTTTTTAATAACTAAACTGCTTTGTCTAATATTGGCAGAAGGTAGCATAAAGCGTTTCTTAACCCCATCGCCACTTCCAATATTGACATCTGTGTAAGGTTGACCTGAAAATATATCGGGTGCGGGTAATTTTAGACTAAATAGATTCGTAAAGTCTAAATATTTAACATGACCATTTCCAGATGTAACTCCAAACCTTAACGTATTTGTTTTTCTTTTTCTATTTGGAACATCTGAAGTCCATGTAACTGTGGCGGTTGTTCCTAATCTTGAATACGGATTTTCAATTGTGCTTAGCCCAAAAGAACCAGATGGAGCACTACCGCCAGTTAAATAATTGATTAATTGATTGTTATTGGGCATACCAATCAACTTTAACTCTGAAAGGGTATTTATAAATGTTATAAACACGGTTGCATAAATAGTTACAACATCTGTGCTCGTCTTCGTAATTGAAATAGGGTTGCCTTCAGAATCTTTTAACATTGCATGTGTAACTAGACTCGAAACATCACTTCCAAAAGCTATACCAACTTCACTAATCTTAAAGCCTACAAACTCTTCTGGGTTCAAAACTATCTTTCTTTTCCAACTTGAAACTGGAAGGGCTTTAATAGTTTCTTCTGTCACTGCTACCTTCGTCCCTAAATGACTAAACAAGCCAGTTCCCGCTGGTATTGGTGTTCCAGTCCCTGTGCCAAAATGAATATTAGAAAAATAACTGTTACCAGCACATAACCTTGTCCACATCTGGTTAAGGATAATGTTATGCCCAACAAATTCTCGGTGCTCTCCTGTTTCGATGTTGTCAACATGCACATCAAACCTGTTATGAATATTTACTTTTTGTTCTACATTCATTACCTTACACCTCCAAAACTTTTCTTTTCCATACGTTACCTCTCCTTACAGTGGGTTATGTCCAACTTTAGTTACTACAAAACTAATATCCATTATACTTATTTCAAGGTTCTCTCCACCATCATATGCGTTACTATGGTACACTTGCGTAACATCAAATACTATATCCGTTACTGCCACTTTAAGATTCTTTTCATGGTGCCCAATCGGTGGAACACCCTTTATGGTCAAGTTGATACTATTACCATAGTCATACAGACATGTACTTGAGATTCTGAAGGCTAAGTAGTACGAACCTACCATATTGTACGTTAAAATAACATCCTGATTAAAAGGCATTTCCTCTACTGTCCTTATCGTTAGTACATTACCAGCTTCTTCTACGGTTTCTATCGTAAATGGCTGATCTAATATGTTCTTCAGTACCAAGGAAGATTTCAAGTTATCCAGTTCACATTCTAGTTCATAGTTGAACATTACTTGAATTGTCCTCTTATCTGAGAAGCTAAGTCTCTCTGTACCTACTATTTCTGGTACGACATCAGCGGGGCATACGTAGAACCTTTCAATTGCGATGGACGATTCTATGTGCTCATCATCACTATACGTATCATGGTATGTTATCGGTGTTACTTCAAACATAATATCCGTGATACTTGTATCAATACATTCTACTGGCGATGCCATACCGCCCCAGTTCCTATGCGTTATAAAAGAATGCGTTGTACCAGTACTATCTAGGATATTTATACCAACTCTATAGTCATTAGTTCTGAAGCCATTTATATCTACTGCCGTACCGGAAAAAATTGCTAAAGGTCTTTCATCTTCCCAAGCCATACTACCTGTTGTTTGTTCGGCATAAGTTCTGTAGTAGGGTATCCCATTCTTAATGTATAATACTATCATACCATGGTCTTGCCCAATATCTATAGAGTTTTTCCAACCACGCACCATAGCTACCTTACTTACATCTGTAGCTAGAACCAGTGGGTCCTCTTGTGCATATAAACGT